TACTGCTTTTTGTAATTCTGCTTTTGTTGCCATAACATTAATTATTTATGTTTTTCTATATATAAATTTTTGAAAACTTGATTTAAACTAGCCAAGCGCTCACAGACATCGAGAATTTCTGCTTTAGTAGCGTCAGATACTCCGTCAAAAATTGTCCCTGTTTTATTATCGGTTCGTAAAAATCCTAACACACTATCAATACCACCGTTTAAATAGTCGACAACCTCGTCAATATTATCAATCCATTCTTGTAATTGCCCAAGCTCATTAGCAGTGTTTGGTTGAGAATCCGCTATATCTTCAAAATCTTCAGCGTTCTCTGGTTCATCTAAACTACCTGCAAACGACTGGGCATCATCCGCTGGATCAGCATCAACTGCATCAACCGGTGGTATGTCATCTTCCTTTAATAAAGATAAAAATTTATTTTCAAACTTTCCCATGTAAGTATTTATTAAATACTTATGATGAAAGGCATACTTTTCGAAGATTTATATATGTACACCAACAAGTATTGGAAGGATGTAAAGTCTAGACATGTTCGACCAACTACTAAGACTCTTGCCGACATCGCAAAAGCCAGTCCAGCAACGTACAATAAAGTTAAAGCAGACCTAGTACCGTTCCCTGGTGATCATGCAGTAGAACAATTAGGATCAGCGTTTAAGAACATATCTGACGCTACTTATCTTTTGAACCAATTATTCGAAAACCCTATCGTTCGCTCAGATGAAAAAACTCAATCATCCGTAAATAAGAAGTTGCATAAAATTCAGGATCTTATAAAATCTATAACGGACGATTTAGATCATGATGGCACAAATAACTCGTAGTTTAACTTTATTAATATTAATCTCAAGTAGTGTAGGAGGAATTTATTACTTCTTTAACCCTACCATTATATCATTTATAAAAGCATCTGTTCTTGCAGCTGCAATACAAATTATATTCTTTATAATATATAACAACATACTTAGATATATCGCGACATTACAACTTGAAAAGGAAGCCTTAGTTCTAGCGCAACTGGCAAACAAAAATAAAATATTAATTGAATGTCAAGGCTGCAAGAAAATGAATAGTGTTGATATTGATCTATCAGAAGAAAATAGTTTTATATGCGATAAATGTGACGCAGATAACAACGTACAAATTGATATAAGTTCAATACTACCAACAAACATAATATATGACAAATGACACAGAAACAAAATACTCACCTCTAGCAAGGTGGCTATGCCTATATGAAGCTGTTAACATTATATCAGATAAAGCTGAAAAATCTGGATATAATAAGGACTGCTTAAAACCAATTCCAATTAACAAATATATTAACGAGAGATATCACTCTGTACTAAAAGATATAGAGTATGAATATAAACATCAAAAAACAGAATCATCTGTTAATAGTAGTCCCCATATACATCATCATTAGTACCATAGTCAAAATATGTTGACTGTTCAGTATCTAAGTCATTGATATAATCAGTTTCTATAGCAGTAAGAGGACCAACCCCTGAAGTATCTGTAACCATCGTAGAGATAGCCTCAGCAGTAAGTCCGGGTAAGAATGTATGATCGTTTCGACGAGCTTTTAGTTTAAAGACATAGTGACCTTGTAGCTGGTTTATCTCACCGATCAGTTCATCCATCCGCTCAGTAACTTCGAATATTTTACCATCTCTACCACCGGTTCGATCTAGAGAACCAAATTCAGTTAACTGAAAAGCGTCACCCGCTTTTGGTAGAGACGCAGAAATATGACCAGCATAAGACGATATATTTTGTTGAAACGTTTCTATATCTATTACTGCATCTATTTCGTCGTCTGAAACTAACCCGTATTGGGAATACGTAAGAGAACCATCTGTTAAGTTCATTAACATTACAAATGTGGCTTTGGGGTGGTATCCTTGGTGAGTGTTTTCTCCATAAACTTTATCAGTCGCGCTTAAAGTAAAATTGCGTACATAATAATCTATCTCAGTACCATATAATCGGATTTGCTCCTTCCACCATCTTTTATATGTTTGATCTCTCTCATTAGTACCACTTAATTTATAATTAAACCGTGTAGTATTTTCAGGGTCTTCATAATACTTTACGGCACTAATAGTCGTTGTAAGAAATGCACCCATTATTTTTTAATATAATATTTGCTATCAGCAATATAAAACGTTATACCTGTATTACCTAAATTACGAGACTTTCTTTCTTCTAGATCAGAAATTCCAAATATGTCTTTTACCGTTTGTACTTCTTGATCATTTAACAGAAATAAACCAGACTGCATATTTTTGAGAGTTTTTAATTTTTCTGGGTACGTAGGATCAGCTCTATGAACATCTGGTAATATATTCATCTTACCACCCTTTCGGCCTTGTAATCCAGTAGATCCTTTAAACCGCCTACTACCTAATACATTTCTCGTCCTTCGTGGTTGCCTAAGAAGCTCTAAAAATATCTCTTTAAACATTTTAATTATTTAATAAAAAAGCCTCCTACAATTGTAGGAGGCTCTTTAAAGGTATTATGTATTTTTAATTGTATTAGATCTTAGCGTCAGCTTTAAGCTTACCAGGTGGTCCAGATGGATGCTTTCCTCCAGCTTTACCAACTGTTTTGCCATCACTTGTCTGTTCCGTACCTTCCTTGTCTGTAACAGGAACGGCACCATCACCAGAAACTTTACCACCTAAACTATCAGCAGCTGGATCTGTGGTCTTACCACCACCGTCAGAAGGATCAACACCAGGCTTTTTACCATCGCCTGTCTGTTTAGTATCCTCTTGGACGGCGTCCTCGAGCTCACCAGTGTCAGCTAACGGATCGTCATCACCGAATTCGTCACCAAGCTCTTCGTCATCTGACGGAAGCTGATCAACAACAGCTTTAAGAGCAGCGACTTGATCAGGTGACAGTGTTACTGTTACATCTCCACCTTCTTCATCACCGACGTCGTCGCCAACATCAAGACCATCATCACCCGGGATACCGAGTTCAAAATCGTCGTCCTCACCCATTACGCTCTCATAGAGCTTATCAAATATTGATTTATCTTCTGACATAATATTACCTTTGTTACAATTATTTATACTCTCCTTGGGCAATTTCTTCTTTTTCTTAGGCTTTTTTTCCTCTTCTTTTGTGGATGCTTCAACTGGCTCTTGCAAGTCTTCCTTAGCACCACCGACGTCTTTACTTTTTTCGTCAGCATTTACTTCACCCTTTGGACGTTGACTCTTTGAATCTACCTCAGATACCTTCTCATCTGGCTTCTTAAAATCTTTACCAGTCTCAGCTTTTTCACGGACTTTATACTTACTAGACGTTAAACTATTCTCAAAATCACTCATAACATTTTCCCAATCAGGCATAGGAGCTTCTCCTGATCCTCGGCCAGGATCGCCGGCATCATCCAGCGGCACGACAAGGTTAATATCAACTACAATCCCATCCGGATTTGCGTTAGTACTAACCGTAAGTGTAGTACCATCTGGACTTACTTCTTTAACTTCACCAGTCTCACCAGGTCCATCCGGGGCTGCTGGGTCGTGAACCGTTACTGGTTGCCCCGGTGTAAATTCAGCGACATGCGCAATCTCATCAACAACATCTTCTGTCGCCGACTCTTTTACAGGTGTGGTTTCAGTATCTTCGGTAACTACTTCGTCCTTCTTTGCGGGCTCATCGGTAGCTACCTTCGATGTTGCTTTCGCAAAGGCCTCATTAATAGAGAGTAAATCTTTGCTGGTCATGTAAATATTTATAGTGCCACGGCTAAAAAAAGAGGATAAATTTTATTTAGGTAATAAAAACTTGCCTAACGCAAATATGGAGTTTGAGTGGACTCCAGAGATGGTCAAGCAGCTTAAGAAGGCAAAAATGAATATTCTGCATTTTGCAGAGACATATTTTCACATTGTTAACCTAGACGTTGGTAAAATAAAAATAACGCTATACCCTTGTCAGAAAAGAGTGTTACGTAGTTTAAGAGATAATAGATTTGTATGTTGTCTTGCTTCAAGACAAACTGGGAAAACGACAATGATGACAATTTATGCTCTTTGGATAGCGTGCTTTCAAGATGATCAGCGTATATTAATCGTTGCTAATAAAGAACAAACTGCTATTAGTATTTTTTCTAGAGTTAGATTAGCATATGAAAACTTACCTAATTTTCTTAAACCTGGTGTATTAGAGTATGGTAAAACTTCTATGAAATTAGCAAATGGAAGTAGTATCGGTATCAGTACAACAAGTTCAGATGCAGGTCGCGGTGAATCTGTTAATGTATTAATTCTAGATGAGCTTGCTTTTATCCCAAATAATTTAGTTGATCAATTCTGGAAATCAGTTTATCCGATTATTTCAAGTTCCACAAAATCTAAAATATTTGTAGCCTCAACCCCTAATGGAAGTAATAATTTATTTTTTAATCTTTATACTGATGCCGTAAATGGAAAGAGCACATGGAAACCAGAAAAAATATTTTGGGATGAAATCCCCGGGAGAGATGAACAGTGGAAGCAAGATACCATTCGTTCGATAGGTAGCTTGGAAGCATTTGCGCAAGAGTTTGAATGTAAGTTTCTTGATACTGGTGACTCTTTTATTGATGAAGAGTTTTATCTTAAGCTTGCTAGTCAGACAAAAGACCCTCAACATTTATTTGAAGATGGTTGTTATAGTGTTTGGGAGGAACCAAATAAAGAACACTTATATACAATAGGAGTAGATGTCGCTGAAGGTGTACAACAAAACTTTAGCGCTATACAAGTACTAGATATTACCGACTTACAAAATATTACTCAAGTGGCAGAATACGCCAGTAATGAAATTAATCCTTTTGAATTTACAACTAAAGTTAGAGACATTTGCTATCACTGGGGAACACCTCCTGTTTGTATAGAAAGAAATAATTGTGGTGGTCAGGTCGTCGACAATCTGTATCACCAATACAATTATAGAAATATTGTAAATTACTCTCCTAAAATAGGTCAAATTAAATATGATAGATTAGGAATATACTCTCACACAAATACCAAATATAAAGGTGTCACTAATATGAGGTACTGGGTAAACGAACTTAAATGTGTTCAATTAAACTCTAAACTCGCTGTCGAAGAGCTTAAGAATTTTGTAAGATACCCAAATGGGTCATGGGCCGCTCAACCTGGTTATGACTATGATGATAGAGTTATGTCTTTAACGTGGGCGCTATTAATTTTAGAAAAT